GGTAAATTCGCACCGCAGTATTTTTTTAGCGACAGGCAAATATAACTTAGGTAAATATTCATAAAATATGGCAACACAACGAGAAGTAGCTGAACACCTTGATTTAAGCGTAAAACGCATATCTGAACTAATAAGAGACGGTATTTTACCTTCAAAAAAAGGAAGAAGTCCTTTAAATGTTGATGTTTGCAGATTTGCATACATTTCCTACCTTAGAAAACTAGGTGGCTACAATAAACGAAGCGGAACAGGTGATATAGCAGAAGAAAAGACTAAATTAACAGCAGCACAAGCTAGAAAAGCAGAATTAGAGGTTGAAGAACTAGAAGGAAACTTGATACCAGCTAATTTAGTACAAGATACCTGGACTGACTATGTATCTAATGCAAGAGCCAAGTTGTTAGGCATACCATCAAGAGTTGCACATCAAGTAATAACTGTTGATAAATATGCTGAAGCAGAATTATTAATTAAAGAACAAGTGCATGAAGCACTTGATGAACTAAGCGAAAATGGAATACCTAAAAAATATAGAAGAGGTGGTTCGGAATACGAATCAGATATGGAAGAGTCCACCAAATCTAAAAATATCTGATTGGTCAGATAGATACAGAAAACTATCGCCTGAATCTAGTGCTGAAGCTGGTCAATGGAGAACTGATAGAGCAGAGTATCAAAGAGAGATAATGGATGCATTTAACAATCCTAGCATTGAAAGGATTGTTGTTATGACTTCTTCACAAGTCGGTAAAACAGAAATCATACTTAATGCTATAGGTTATTACATAGACCAGGATGCTTCTCCAATATTAATAGTGCAACCTACTTTACAAATGGGTCAAGCCTTTAGTAAAGATAGACTTTCAGCGATGATAAGAGATAGTGAGAAGTTAAGAGGTTGTGTAAAAGACGCAAGAAGTAGAGATGCAAACAATACAACTATGCACAAAAAATTTGCTGGCGGACACCTAACAATAGTTGGCTCTAACTCTGCTGCTGGTTTAGCATCAAGACCAATAAGAATATTATTAATGGATGAAGTTGATAGATATGAAATGGGTAAGGAAGGTAGTCCAGTAGCATTGGCAACAGCTAGAACTAAAACTTTTTGGAATAGAAAAATATTTATGTGTTCAACACCAACAATAAAAGGTATCTCAATAATAGAAGATGCTTTTGAAGAGTCAGACAAAAGATACTTTTATGTCCCATGTCCTGAGTGCAACCATAAACAAGTTTTAAAATGGAAAAATGTAATTTGGGAAGAAGATAAACCTGAAACTGCAAGTTATGCATGTGAAGAATGTGGAGTGGTTATTGAAGAATCAAAAAAACAATGGATGGTTAAAAATGGTGAGTGGAGAGCAACAAACAAAACATCTAACGTAGCTGGATTCCATATATCAGAACTATATAGCGTTTGGTCAACTTGGGGTGAAATGGCTACTAACTTTTTAGAAGCTAAAAAAAATCCTGAAACTTTAAAAACATTTATAAATACTGCTTTAGGAGAATCATGGGAAGAACAGGGCGATGCAGTAGAGTATGACACTTTATTAGAAAAAAGATTAAATTACGACCACACCACAATACCTGAGGATGTTTTGGTTATTGTTGCTGGTGTAGATACACAAAAAGATAGATTAGAAATAACACTTACTGGTTTTGGTAAAAATTATGAAGCATGGGTTATAGACCATCGTATATTTTGGGGAGACCCTAACGCTGCTGGTTGTTGGGCAGACTTAGACGCATTTTTAAAAAAGAGATTTACAACTGAAACAGGAAGAATGATACCTATATCATGTACTTGCATTGACTCAGGTGGACATTCTACCAACCAAGTTTATCAATTTACTAAGCCTAGACAAGCTAGAAGAGTATTTGCGGTAAAGGGTTTAAGTGTTGCAGGTAAGCCTATAGCCAATAAACCTACTTATGTTGGTAAAAATAGAGCAGTTTTATATGGTGTAGGTACAGATTCAGCAAAAGAAGCCATTTTTGCACGTTTATCTACAGATTCTAATCAATCTACCCTACATTTCCCTTCAGATGTCGATGAAGAGTACTTTAAACAGCTTACAGCAGAAAAAAGAGTTGCTAAATTCATAAGAGGTAGAAAATCGTTAGTTTGGAAGCAAACACGACCAAGAAACGAAGCATTAGACTGTTTAGTGTACTGTTTTGCTGCTATATACATACTAAACCCTAATTGGGACTTGATTGAGAGCAGAATACTTAATAATGAAGCACCAATTGAACAAAACAAACCTAAAAAACTAAAAAACAATCATAAAAGTACTAATTTTGCCTATTCTTGGAAAGATTTATAAACTTCATACTATAAACTTGACATTTATAAAATGGTGCATAGCTTTAAAGGTAGATTAATCTAATTTACATACGAGGTTTTTGTTTGAGCAACGCATTTGATTCAACTAATTATCCTACAGAAGTTCCTGAAATTTTACAGAAAGGAGACTTTTGGGCATGGAAAAAAACAAATTTAGCAATAGACTATCCATTAGCAGCATATTCTTTAAAGTATAAGTTTTATTTAATAGATGGTTCTACAGCTTCTAATTTCACCCTAACTGCTTCAGAGAGCAATGATGAATACATAATTTCAACATCTAGTACCAGTTCACATACTGCTGGCGACTATAGATGGGATGAAATTATTGTTAGAACGTCAGATAGTGCTGAAAAAATAATATCAGATGGTTTTAGTACCGTATTTGATAATGCTGTTAGGTCACATGCAAAAATTGTGCTTGACGCTATAGAAGCGGTTATTCAAAACCGAGCAAATATAGACCAATCATCAATGTCTATAGCTGGTAGGTCATTATCAAGAATGTCTATAGATGAATTAATGACGTTTAGAGATAGATATAAGGCTGAATATTTACAAGAAGTAAAAAAAGCAAGAATTAATAACAAACAGGCTTCAGGAAATACTATTAAAGTGAGGTTTTAATGGCTTGGTATGACAGAATTTTAGGAAGAGAAAAACCTAAACAAAAGAAATTTCCTTATAGAAGAAGCTATACAGGTGCTAATACAGGTAGGTTGTTTGCAGACTTTTTAACAAGTTCAACAAGTGCCGATGCAGAAATACGAGATAACATAAGAATATTGCGAGATAGAGCTAGAGAGCTTGCAAGAAACGATAGCTACATAGCGAGATACCTAAACCTAATGGTATCAAATGTTATCGGAAAGCATGGCATAAGAGTATCCAGCAAGAGTCGTAACGCAAATGGCACACTAGACCTTGCTGGAAACCAGCTTATTGAAACTGCATGGAAGGAATGGCAACAATTAGGAGTATGTACTACAAATGGAAGATTAACTTTCCTGGATTGTCAAAAAATATTTATAGAATCACTATGCAGAGACGGTGAAGTACTAATAAGAAAAGTAAAAGTAAACAATTCACCATTTGGATTCCAATTACAGTTTTTAGAAGCAGACCATTTAGATGAAAATAAGAATGACTTATACAAACCTACTGGCAATAAAATTAAAATGGGTGTTGAGGTAGATAAGAACGATAAGCCAGTAGCTTACCATTTATATAAAGACCATCCATACGATAGAAGCTATGTTAGTCAAAATCAACATATAAGAGTTCCAGCAGAAGAAATAATACACGCTTATTTACCACAAAGAGCAGAGCAAACTAGGGGCGTATCTCTAGTATCGACTGCAATGGCTAATGTGAAGATGTTAAATGGTTATCTTGAAGCTGAAATAGTTGCTGCAAGAGTCGGAGCATCTAAAATGGGTTTCTTTACTTCAGGCGATGGCAATTCTTATGTTGGCGATGGTGAGTATGAAGATACTTTTTCACCTACAACTAATGCACAAGCAGGCGTATTTGAACAATTACCAGCAGGAATGGATTTTAAAGCATTTGACCCTACACATCCCACTTCTGCATTTGAATCATTTACAACAAACGTATTAAGAAGTATTGCTAGTGGATTAAACATTTCATACCACGCTTTGAGTAACGATTTAACTTCAGTAAATTATTCATCAATAAGACAAGGTGCTTTAGAAGATAGAAGCATGTATCAATTGTATCAACAGTTTGTAATAGACCATTTTGTAAGACCAGTTTTTAAATCTTGGTTAGAAATGTCTATATCTACAGGCTATATCAATTTGCCGATGGGTAAATATGAAAAATTTGCCAATGCTATCAACTATATACCAAGAAGTTTTGCATGGATTGACCCTTTAAAAGAAATGCAAGCTAATGTCGTTGGATTACAAAACGGAACAATAACTTATTCAGATATTTCTGCTGCTTATGGCAGAGATACAGAAGAATTATTTGAACAACACCAAAAAGAGATTGAATTAGCTAAACAATACGATATTGAATTGGCATATCAACCTTTTGGAGCAGCAAAAATGCCATTAGAACCAAATATTGAAGGTGGAAGTGACGAAGATGCCTAAACCCAATGAAGGAATGAGAGCTGAAGCTAAAAAAGGCTTAGATTGGAGAGAAGAATTTGGAAGAGGTGGCACAAGGGTTGGTGCTGTAAGAGCTAGACAGATAGTGGCTAATGAAAATCTATCTGAAGAAACTGTAAAAAGAATGTTTAGTTTTTTTAGCAGACATGAAGTTGACAAAGATGCTGAAGGCTTCAGTCCTGGTGAAGATGGCTATCCATCAAACGGAAGAATTGCATGGGCATTATGGGGTGGCGATGCAGGATATTCATGGTCAAGGAGATTAGTGGAAAAAATGAATAAAGAAAATGAAAGAGCAGAACCTAACGCACTAAAAGTTGGCGATTTTGTTAGCTGGAATAGTGCTGGTGGTAGAGCTAGAGGAAAAATTATAAAAATTGAAAGAGATGGAAAAATTAACATTCCTAATAGTGATTTTACTGTTACTGGTACAGAAGATAATCCAGCAGCATTAATTCAAGTGTATAGAAGTGGTGAACCTACAGATACAGAAGTTGGTCACAAGTTCAGCACACTTACAAAAATAAATCCTATTAGGGAAATAACAGATTTTGATTTGCAAGAATCAGAAGAAAATCCTTTATTAAATAATGAAGAGGAAATGAATATGAATAAAGAAGATAGACATATCCTCAACGTAAGCGAAGAAGGCGATAAAGTTATTGTTGAATTTGCTAAACATGAGGATAAAGAAGAAGGCGAAGCAGTTGATATAGATACGACTGAAACTGAAAGACCTTATCACTATGATGAAGAAGAAGATAGAAAAGTAGTAGATATGCCTATGAAGTATAGAACTATTGATTTATCTAAAAACTCATATATTGACGAGGAAACTAGAACAGTAAGAGTTGGCGTATCAAGTGAAGAGCCAGTTGAAAGGTCATTTGGCATGGAAGTGCTAGGACATTCACCTGAAGATATAAACATGGAGTTTATAAATTCAGGACGTGCGCCTTTATTGTTAGACCATGACATGGAAAAACAAATTGGTGTAATAGAAGAATTTAAACTTGACGAGACTGCGAAAAGGACAACCGCAGTAGTAAGGCTTGGTAAGTCTGCTCTAGCCCGTGAAGTGTTTGAGGATATAAAAGACAATATAAGAATGAATATATCTGTAGGTTATAGAATCGACAAATTAAACAGAATGGGTAAAGACGATGAAACTTACTACAAGGCAAGTTGGACACCTATGGAAGTATCTTCCGTAAGTATTCCAGCAGACCAAAGTAGGTTAGTCGGAGTTGGACGTTCTAAAGATAAACAAAATACAAACATTGAGGTAAAACTAATGGAAAACGAAAAGAAACAAGATATTAATCTTGACGAAGTTAGAACTCAAACTATTGATGAAGCAAAAGCTGAATTTAAAAGAAATTCAAAAGAAATTATTGATTTAGCTGCTAGACACAATAAAAGAGATTTAGCTGATAAAGCGATTGCCGATGGTATCTCTGTAGAGGAATTTAGGGGCGTATTACTAGAAAATATTTCTAACGATACTCCACTTGAAACACCTTCAGAAATCGGTATGACTAAAGAAGAAGTCAGAAAATTTAGCTTAGTAAAAGCAATTAGAGCTTTAGCTAACCCTTCTGATAGAAGAGCGCAAGAAGAAGCAGCATTTGAATTTGAATGTTCTGAAGCTGCTGCTAGAGAACATGGTAAAACAGCACAAGGTGTTATGTTACCAACAGACGTATTAAGAAACTGGAAAAGAGACTTAAATACTTCTAATGACTCAACACTTATAGCAGAAGATTACAGGGGCGGTGATTTCATAGACGTGCTAAGAAATGCATCTTCAGTAATGCAAGCTGGTGCTACTATGCTTAGAGGATTACAAGGCAATGTTGTAATACCTAAGAAAACTGCTGGTGCTTCTGCTGGTTGGATTGCTACAGAAGGCGGAGATTCAAGCGAATCAGAATTTACAACTGGTTCAGTAACAATGTCACCAAAAGTAATTGGAGCGCATACAGATGTCACAAGACTATTGTTACAACAATCTTCACTAGATGTTGAAAACTTAATCAGAGACGATTTAACTCAATCAATCGCTACTGCAATTGATTTAGGTGCATTGGCTGGTAGTGGCTCTTCAGGGCAACCTACTGGTATTGCGAATACTTCAGGTATTAACACAACAACTTTTGCTGCTGCAAATCCGACATGGTCTGAGATTGTTGCAATGGAATCCGCAGTTGCTAATGATAATGCTCTAATGGGTTCATTAAGCTATATTTGTAGACCAGCAGATTATGGAACATTAAAAACAACTGAAAAGGCTACTGGTACTGCTCAGTTTGTTGTTTCACCTGACGGAAATATGAATGGCTACAATGTTGTTAGAAGTAATCAAGTAACAAGTGGTGACTTTTATTTTGGTAACTTTGCAGACCTATTAATTGGTATGTACGGCGGTCTCGATATAACTGTAGACCCTTTCACACATAGCAAATCAGGTAGTTTAAGAATAGTTGCATTACAAACAATTGATACTGCTGTTAGACATGCAGTTTCTTTCTGTAAATCAAGTGATTAATTAACTAATGATGAAATGGAATGGGGGTAGCAATACCCCCAACTTAAAAATGATGAAATATAAAATTTTACAAGACACGATGGCTAACGGACAAAAAGTACATACAGGCGATGTAGTTGAATTACCTGAGATTGAAGGTAATACACTAATCTCTTATATGAAAGCTGAAGTCTATGTTGCTAAAAGTAAACCAAAAAAATCTGATAGAAGCGTGGGCTTAAAAAAATCAGATACCAAACCAACTAAAAAGAGATAGTAATGGCTTTAGAAAGTGCAGCAGATTTTAATTCTTATGTAGACAACCAAATTGGTGGTGTATCTGCTATATTTTTTGAAGTACAAAATGCATTATGGGATTCAAGAGAGGGTCTTATAGATACTTGGTTTGATATTGATTCAGGAAATACTACTAATATAAATTTATTAATAGACCAAGAATTTTTTAATATAGAGGGCAATTCTGTAGCAGTTGAAGGGTATCAACCTAGAGCAATGATAAAAGCTAGTGACGTACCTTATATTTCGCAACAAGATAGGATTGTTGTAAATGCAATAACAACCAATAAAGGTTCAGTATTAACACCTGAAACTACTTTTATAGTTAGAGAAGTGCAACCTGATAATGTTGGCATGGTTACAGTTTTACTGGAAGCTCAATAATGTCAACGTATGTAATGGAGACTGAAGAGGATATGTCAGCTTACTTAGATATTAATTACGGACATGGTATTGAAGCTGTATGGACTAATAGTGGTACAGCAAAAACTATAAATATTATTTTAAATAATGAATTTATAGAACAAGAAGGTTTAGAGGTTGGAGTTGAAGCAACACAACCAATAGCATATTGCAGAAGTATTGATGTTCCTAGTATTGCACATGGAAACACATTAGCAGCATCGGCTATAAAAGATGTAAATGGTAATACTTTAAAAGCAGCACAAACATATACAGTTGTTTCTATTCAGAGTGATAGAACAGGTTTTACTGCATTAGAGTTAGAGGAAATCTAATGGCAAATCATGTAAGACAACAAATTAGAGAAGAAATAGGTACAACTCTAACAGGATTGACTACAACAGGTAATAGAGTTTATCAAAGTAGAGTTTACCCATTAGAAACTGGTGGTACACCAGCACTATTAATCTATACAAAATCTGAGGATTCAGAGCCTATGGTAATTAGTACAAATAGATTAAGCGAAAGAAATTTATCTGTAGCAGTAGAAATATACGTTAAAGATACAACTAACTTTGACGACACTATAGACACTTCATCTAAAGAAATTGAAAGTGCTATAGCTGCTGATACAACGCTAAACGGTTTAGCAAAAGATTGTTATTTAGAAAGTACAGAAATTGAATTTAATGCAGAGGGAGAGAAACCATTAGCGGTAGCTACCCTTATATTTTTAACCAAATACTATGTCCAGGAACAAAATCCTGATGTAGCAGTATAACGAGGAAATGATTATGAAAATGATTAGTCCAAATGGCAAAAGTTCTATTGATGCTCAACCTGATTCTGTTGAGTATCTAAAGAAAAAGGGTTGGAAGGAAGAAGCAATCCCATCAAAAGATAAAGTTAAACCTTCTTCTAAAACTAAAAACGAGGAATAATTATGGCAACACATCTTGGAAAAGAAGGTACAGTTCAAGTTGGTTCAAACGACATAGGCGAGATTAGAAGTTTTAGTATTGATGAAACTATTGATACTGTTGAAGATACTTCAATGGGTGATAGTGCAAAATCATACTTAGCATCTATTAAAGACTTTAGCGGTTCAGTCGATGTTCTTTACGATGAAGCTGATTTAAATGGACAAACAGCACTAGCAGTAGGCGCATCTGTAACTTTAAATTTTGCACCTGAAGGTACAGCAAGTGGTGACGTAAAACTAACTGGTACAGCAATAGTAACTGGTAAATCTATTTCTTCATCTTTTGATGGATTAGTAGAAGCTAGTATTACTGTTCAAGGTACTGGTGGTTTAACTACAACTACATATTAATTATGAAAGCTATAGAGAGAGCTAAAACGCATTTTGCAGAGCAAGATGTAAAAGTAATACAAGTACCTGAATGGGGTTCAGAAGATAAACCATTAAATATCTATACAAAGCCATTAACATTAGGCGAAACTTCTAAGCTATACAAAATGAGCAAAGAAGATAACTTAACAATGATGGCTTATGTATTAATTTATAAAGCACTTGATGAAAATGGAGAAAAAATTTTTAACATAGGTGACAAGAACGATTTGCTTAACAATGTTGATAGAGAAATCTTAGTTGATGTTGCAACTCAAATTATGGGACAAGAACCTATTGAGGAAACTAAAAAAAACTAATAGAGGATACTAATTTATACATGCAATATGCATTAGCTGAAAAGCTAGGCAAAACTTTAAAAGAGTTGCAAAAAATTAGTGTCCATGAATATCAAGGATGGATAGCTTACCTAGAGTTAGCTGAACAGAGAAGAAGGAATGGCAAATAAAAAAGTTAAGTTTGAATTAACAGCAGTAGATAAGACTAAAGCAGCATTTGATAAAGTTACTAATAGCTTAAAAGGTATTGGTGGTGTTGCAGCTAAAACATCTAAGGGTATTGCTGGTATTGGCGTAGCTGCTGCTGGAACAGCTACAGCACTTGCTTTAGTTGTTGATAGGTCATTCCAGGCTGTTGATGCTATTGGTAAAACTGCAACACAAACTGGTATAGCTACTGATACATTACAGGCATTTCATTTAGCAGCAAGAGAATCAGGTACTACAATAGAAGGTGCTAATACTGCATTAATTAAATTTGCTAGAAGTGTTGGTGACGCTAGAAGAGGTCTAAAAACACAAGCTGATATTTTTAAAGACATTGGTGTAGAAATACAAAATGCAGATGGTTCAATGCGTTCATTTGATGAAATACTTGAAGATTCTGCAAAAGGCATATCTAATTTAAGTTCACAAACACAAAGAGCAACAGCTTTAGCAAATTTATTTGGAAGGCAAGGTGTTATTTTGACTGGTGCTATTACAGACTTATCAGACAAAGGATTAACAAAATTTATTGCTAGAGCAAAAGAATTAGGATTAGTTTTAGACGAAACTGTTATAAGAAGAACAGAAAAATTTAATGATGCTATAGGCGTTATTAAGCAACAGATAGGTTCTTTTGTTAATAATATAACAACATCATTTTTACCAGTATTTGAAAAACTTAGAGAAGAAATATCTAAAAGAATACAACAAATGATAAATGATGCTGGTGGTATGGATGCGCTAGGTTTAAAAATAGCTAATTCTATTATTGAATTTGTAGCAGTTGGTGTTGAACAATTTGGTTTATTTAAAGACGAACTAACACAATTTGTAAATGATGGTGAAGCAAAACTAAAAGAATTACAGATAAGTTTTGCACAATTTCAAATTAACATGCTTAGATTAAGACCATTTGGTGCATTTGAAAAAGAAATTGCAGGACTGCAAGAAGAAATATTTATACTTAATAATGAGTTATTAGTTATAAATATGCGTACTTCTAATTTTGGTGAACAATCAAAAGTTACAGCAGACAAGGTAAGAAATTACAAATTAACTTTAGATGATTTAAGAGCATCTTATGAGGGAATTACAAACGGTAGCGATGAATTTGGTGCAAGTCTTACAAATTTATTAAGTCCAATAGAAGCATTTAAAGATAGTCTTGGTGAGAAAGGACTACAAAAAACATTAGAAACAACAGCAGTACAATCAATGAAAAAATTTGAAGATTCTATTGTTTCTTCATTAAGAGCAGGCAAATTAGAGTTTAAAGATTTTGCTGATTTTGTTGTAGAACAACTTTTAAGAATAGCTATACAACAAACAATATTAAAACCATTAACAGGATTTTTTGAACAATCGTTTTCATCATTTGGTAAATTATTTAGTGCAGATGGTGGTGGCTTTACAGGTAGTGGTTCAAGGTCAGGTGGTATAGATGGTAAAGGTGGTTTTCCAGCAATATTACATCCTAATGAAACTGTAATAGACCATACAAAAGGTCAGGGCATGGGAGCAACAGTTAATTTTAATATATCAACAGTAGATGCAGCAGGTTTTGACCAGTTATTAGCATCAAGAAAAGGTCTTATAACAAGCATTATTAATAATGCTATGAACAATCAAGGAAAAATGGGAGTTGTATAATGTCAGGTCAATTTCCAACAAATCCAAATTTTACAGCATTACAATTTAAAGATAATAGACCTACTTTACTAAATCAGACTTTATCAGGTAGAAAACAAGTAAGACAAATAGGCTCACAATATTTTTCATTTACAGTACAAATGCCACCAATGCAACAAGAAAAAGCACAAGAAATATTTGCATTTTTACAAAAACAAAAAGGTTCATTTGAAGATTTTACTATTCAAGCACCATTAGATAATTTAGGTGCATCAAAAGGCGAAACAGATATTTTAGTTGCAGGTTCGCATGTTGCAACAGATGCTTCTATAGCTTTAGATGGTTTTACAGCAAATACAACAGGTGCTTTAAAAGCTGGTGATTTAATTAAGTTTGCAAATCATTCTAAAGTTTATATGGTGCAATCAGATGTTGATTCAAACGCAAGTGGTGAGCTAACTGCTTTAATATCTCCGAATTTAATAACTGCTTTAGCAGATAATGAAGCTGTAACTGTTAATAAACCTAGTTTTACTGTATATCTTGAAAACAATGAGATTATGTATTCAACAAATGCTAGTGGTTTATATACTATTTCATTTGATGTTAGAGAGGTTATTAGCTAATGCCTAGAAGTTTATCAACCGCATTACAAACACAAGTCTCTGCAACAGCAACTAAAACAGCTTTTTTAGTTGAACTTAATTTATCATCCACAATTAGGCTTACTGATTATTATACGAATGTTGTACATGATTCTAATACTTATGAAGCTGGCGGTTCTTTCTTAACAGTTGATGCAACTACTGAGACAGGACAATTACAAGTTGATGAAATTAATATAGGTTTTTCAAACATTACAGACCAGGTTAGGTCATTAGTGCAAAGCGGTGCATTTACAGATAAAACAGTAGAAATATATTTAGCTTATTTCGATTCTAATGAAGCTATTGTAGGTGCTATTAATTATTTTACAGGTCAGATAAGAAATGTCTCTATAAAAGAGAGCATAGATGATTCTGTATTAAGTATGATAGTTGCTAGTCATTGGTCAAACTGGAATTTAACTAAAGGTAGACATTTTACAGATGAATCACAACAAACATTTAGTAGTGGTGATAAAGGTATGGAGTTTGCAACACAAGTAAAAGAAGATGTTAGGTGGGGAATGTAATGGCATTTTGGTCAGCAGTAGGTGGTTTTTTTAAAGCAGTTGGCAAAAATCTTATTGGTTATGCATTAAAAAATCCTATAAGATTTGCAATGCAAGTAGCCACCCTAGCAGTTGGTGTTAAAGGTTTTATGCAAGCAAAACAAATGCTTGCAAAAGGTCAGGACATACTTGCAAACAAAACTTCTGCTGGTGGTAAATTACCAATTATATATGGTACTCGTAGAGTAGGCGCACAAATAATCTACATGGACACAAATGCAAATGATTCAAGAGATTTATATGTGGTGTATGCTTTAGCAGTAGGAGAATGTGAGGAAATTATTGGTAGAACAATTGAGCTTGATGGAAACACATTATACGATTCTGCAAGATTTAGGGATGGCGGTTATATAGGTTCAGATAAAATTTCTTCAGGTTCAGGCTCGCTAAATACCGTTTCACAAAATGGGACTGGAATTAATGCAGGAGCAGGTCAATTTGGTACTTCACCAACATCTAAATATAGATACGTTATGAATCTACATCATGGAGCTGCTACGCAAACAGCAGACCCAATGCTGGTAGCATCAATGCCAAATTGGACTTCAGCACATAAGTTAAATGGTGTTTGTTATATAGCAGCACATTTTGGATATGATAAAGAGGGTATATGGTCAGGCGTACCGCAATTAACTGTACAGGTAAAGGGAAAAAAGGTTTTTGACCCTAGAGATGCTTCTCAAACATTTGGTACTGTATCAACCTATAAGTGGTCAGATAATCCTTCACTATGTTTCTTAGATTACATTACAAATGATGAATATGGTAAGGGTTTACCAATTGCAAAAATTAACACATCTACATTTTCTACTGCTGCTAATACTGCTGATACTCTAGTTGACCAACCATACTTTAATGGTTCAACACAAGGTATTACTTGGAGTGGTGGTAGTGGTAATGATTATATTAATATTTTAGGTGGTAATGCTAATAGAGATTGGTTTCAAAATAAGATAGGTGAAAGGCTAACTTTAAACAATGCAGCAGGCACAACAATTCTTAATCAAATTAATGTTAAAGATGTTAGAAGAGACGAATTTTTTGATACAACAGAAGAATATAGGGTTTATGTAGATACAGTATTAGGTGCTGATTATGCATCTAATACAGGCACATATATATTAAAAGTAAAAAGATTTCATTGTAATGGTTATTTAGATGCAAATAAAAATGTTATGGATAATGCTAAAGAATTACTTGCAAATATGCGAGGTTTATTCCTTTATGTAGATGGTAAATATGAATTAGCAATAGAAGATACAGGAACATCTACTTTTAGTATTACAGACAATCATATTATTTCGGATGCTGGTATAAGTGTTGATTATGGTAATAAAGATAAAAGAGCTAACAAAGTTATAATTGAATTTTTTAACGGTAATAAAAAATATGAATTAGATACAGCAACGGTTTTACATTCTGCCACAACCGATGCAAATGATTTTACTTCAGATGATGGTGGTGAAGAATTAGAAATAAAAGCAGAGTTTCCATATATTAGCGACCCTTATATTGCTTATAACATGGGTAAGGCAATATTAGTTAGAAGCAGAAATCAAACAACTATACAATTTTTAGGAACACCTGAAATGTATAAATTAAATGTAAATGATATAGTTTCATTTACTTATGCAGGTCTAGGATTTAACAATAAAGTTTGTAGAGTTGAAGCATTAGAATTGCAATCAGACGGTTTAGTATCTGTAAGTCTTATAGAATATTTTGATGTATATACATGGGAAGTACCGCCACAAGAACCAGTAGAAGAACTTGCAAATTTACCATCTGCTTATGCAGTTAAAGCACCAACAGGATTAGCGTTTACTGATACTGATTCTAGCTCTACAGGTAGACCTTTCTTAGCATGGAACACACCAACAGATTTTCCTAACTATCAATATAGAGTTAATGTCGTTGATTCTTCAGGCAATCAAGTAATAAATAAGATAGTAGATGTTGAAAATTGTGACTTAAATTTTATATCTAAAGGAACTAATTATGTAGCTAGTGTTACTTCATTGAATACACTAGGCTCAGAATCTTCTGCTGCTACTCTTACATTTACTGTTGCAGATGAACCAACTGTAGCTGCTGATATCAAAGATGGTTCAATAACTAGCGTTAAAATAGCAGATGATGCTGTTACAACCGCAAAAATAATAGATGATGCTGTTACAAATGCATTAATAGCTACAGATGCAGTTAATCAAGATAGTATTCAAGCAAATGCAGTTACAGCTACAGAAATACTTGCACAAACAATTACAACCTCAGAAATTGCAGCATCTACAATACTTTCTGCAAACATAGCAGCAAATACAATAGAAGCAGGAGATATAGCAGCAAACACACTAACATCTGCTTCAGGTGTTTTTGGGACTATATCTGCAAACGATATTACTACAGGCACTTTAAATGCAAGTAATGTAACTGTTACTAACTTAAATGCAGATAACATAACAACAGGCACATTAAATGCTGATAACTTACAAATTGATGATGTCACTATTGATACAGATGGTAATGGTAATTTAATTATTAAATCAGGCGGTGTTGGTACTATCCAAATAGCAGATGATGCTGTTACAGATGCAAAAGTAAATAATTTATCAGCAAATAGCATTACAACAGGCACTTTAGATGCTGCTAGTGTTACTGTTAGTGGTGGTGATGTAACTATAAATAATTCAGGTTTAACTATAAATGGTTCATCATCATCAATAAATTTAGGTTCAGGAGCTTTTGTTGTAGCTAGTAATGGTGCATTAACAGCAACAAATGCAACTATTTCAGGTGGTATAACCGCTACATCTTTAAATGTAACTAATGCTACTGTTACAGGCACTTTAGATGCTAGTGTTATTACTTTAAATAATGAGCCTTTAAATAATGTATTAGCATATAGTGAAGTCGGTGGTATTGGGTTATTAACTCTTAATGAAACTGCTGCTATTGATGGAGATTTTGTTGTTGCTGGTAATTTTGAAGCTACTGGTTCACAACCTGATTTAGTTATTGGTAAGGTTTATAATGTATCAGTTATTAACGATAGAACTATTGAAGCAGATGCAAGATTAGTTAGCCAAAATGGAAATGGTTCTTTTAAAATACAATCACAAACACACAATAATGCAACTTTAACAACAAAGCTCTCTTTAGGTTATGATGTGCTAGGCAAAGCCACCCTTACTTCTGATAACACTTTAAAATTTTTTTCAAGCAGCGCTTTAGCACTAACCCTAGACACTTCTCAAAATGCAGTATTCACAGGCGATATACAAACTGATTCATTAGGTGTTGGTACAGCTTCTTCAGGTACAACAGGTGAAATCAGAGCCACAAATAACATTACAGCATTTTATTCAGATGAAAGATTAAAAGACTTTAAAGGCAAAATAAAAAATCCAATTGATAAAATTATGAATTTAAATGGATATTATTTTAAAGAAAATCAAGTAGCTAAAGATTTAGGTTATAGCAATGAAAGGTTACAAGTAGGATTAAATGCACAAGAGGTTGAAAAAGTTTTACCTGAAATTGTTACGGAAGCTCCAATTGATTCTAAATATAAAACTATTTGGTATGAAAAATTAATACCTTTACTTGTTGAAGGAATGAAAGAACAACAAAAAACAATAGATATGTTAAAGGAGCAGATTAATGACATTAGCAAGTAGTGGCGAAATGTCTATTGGTGGAACAACTGCTAATAGGTCAATAAATGTTGAATTAGGAAGAAGTGCAACAGCTACATCTTCCTTAGGAGAAACAGATTTAAGAACACTAGCAGGTGTATCTTCAGGTGCTATATCAATAACAGATTTTTATGCTAAAACACATTCTTCATCTTTATGGCAAACTACATTAACAATAGGTACAACTGTTTTTGCAGGTCAAACATTTAGAGGTTTTTCACCAACAATAAATGGTGGTTTTGGTTCTGCATCTGATACATCATGTGATTTATATTCAAACACGCCTAGCTTTAGTTTTTACGATACTAATAATGGCAACACCTTCTTTTTTATACATGATAATAGTGGTACACCAACAGACAATGCAGGTTGGACTACATTAACAATGACAAAAACTACATCTGCTGGTTCTTCAAGTACATCTTCGGTTAATAGAACAGATTTAACCTATACAAATCCAGCAGCAAATTTAAGGTTTTGGAATTTAGGTGCAAGGTTTACAGGAGCAGCATCGGGAAGTATTTATGCAACAGTTGCTTTAGATTTCACATGAGTTATATATATGTCAAACGAGAAGAAGATAATTTTACTGATTTTTGTACATACACAAGGTTAAGTGATATGGCATATTTTGAAGTTCCATGTGTTTTAGATAGCAACAATAATATTGATTATAAAAAAACAGAACAGTATTTACAAAAAGCTATTGCAACAGCAGATGAACAAATGGGTTATGTAAATAATATTATAAATATATAGCCGTAAATGATTTATAAATAACAAACATAGGTATAAAATTTACAAGAGGAAATAAAAATGGCACAACACGATTATAATTTAATAAATCAATCAGGAGCAGATTTTAGAGCAGACCTAAATAATGCTTTATCTGCTATTGCAACGAACAATAGTGGTGCAACACAACCTTCAACAACTTTTGCTTATGAATGGTGGATAGATACTGCTACAGGAGTTTTGAAATTAAGAAATTCTGATAATACAGCATGGATAACCATGCCAATGAGTATAAGTACAGACAATGCAGTAGATATAAATGCAGGTACTATAAATGGTATTACATCATTGAGTTTTGGTTCAGGTTCAACAGTTAGCTCAATACTTGACGAAGATAATTTAGCATCAAACTCAGCAACAGCTTTAGCAACACAACAATCAATTAAGGCTTATGTAGATAGCCAGGTAACAGCACAAGATTTAGATATATCAGATGGTAGCTCAACTATTGCAATTGATTTAGATTCAGAAACTTTATCGCTATTAGGCGGTACAGGTGTTACATCAACAGCTACAGGTAATGGCGTAACTTTTGCTATTGGTCAATCTGTTGGTACTTCAGATAATGTGGTATTTAATCAAGTTACAGGTGCATTAGTTGGTAATGCTTCTACTGCTACTGCTTTAGCTACAGCTAGAACAATATCAGGTGTAAGTTTTGATGGTACTGCAAACATAACTTTAGATACAGATGATATTGGGGAGGGTTCAAACAAATATTTTACTGCTGAAAGGGTAGATGACCAAGTAAACACATTATTAACAGCAGGAACAGGAATTACACTAACATACAATGATGGTGCTGGAACTCTTACAATAGATGGACAAACAGGGGATATAACTTCTGTAGTAGCAGGTAATGGTCTTACAGGTGGTGGTACTTCAGGAGATGTAACACTTGCTGTAGGCGTTGATGATTCTTCTATAGAAATAAATTCAGATGCACTTAGAGTAAAAGCAAGTGGTATTACAAATGCTATGTTAGCTGGTTCTATTGCTAACTCTAAACTTGCTAATTCAAGTGTAACAATCAATTCACAAGCAATAGCATTAGGTGGTTCACATACATTTGATACAGATGATATAGGTGAAGGAAGCTCTAATCTTTACTATACAGATGCAAGAGCAAATTCTGCTATTGATGCTAGGGTTACAAACACATTTATTAATAATTTAAGCGGTGTTGTGGCTGATACTGCTACAGCACTTGCTACAGGTAGAACTATTGCTTTATCAGGAGATGTTACAGCTACAGGTGTTAGCTTCGATGGAACAGGTAATATAAGTTTAAGTACCACAATAGCAGCAAATAGCGTAGCTTTAGGAACAGATACTACTGGTAATTATGTACAAACCATTACTGGTACAGCTAATAAAATTTCAGTATCAGGTAGTGGAAGTGAATCTGCTGATATAACACTAACATTACCCTCAGATGTACAAATAGCAAATGATTTAACTGTAGCAGGTAATTTAACTGTTAATGGAACACTTACTTCTTTAGATACTACAAATTTAGATATAGAAGATAATTTATTTCAGCTTAATGCAGGATTAACAGGTAGTCCTGTAAATGATTCAGGTATGTTAATAAACAGAGGTAATCAAAACAATGCTATTTTTATGTGGGACGAGTCTAATGATAAGTTTGCGTTAGGACTTACTACAGCAGATGGTACTTCTACAGGTAATATAACTTTAACTTCTACAGGCACTTTAGTTTCTAATTTAGAGGGTAATGTTACAGGTACTTTACAAACAGCAGCACAACCTAATATTACAAGTCTTGGAACTCTTACAACACTTACAGTAGATGATATAACTATTAATGGTTCTACTATTTCTGATAGTGGAGATTTTACTTTAGATGTAGGTGGAAACATTTCTCTTGATTCAGATAGTGGAGTTATAAGATTTTTTGATGCTTCTACAGAATATGGAAGAATATTAAAAAATGGCGATAATTTTCAAATTGAATCACAAGTTGATGATGGAGATATAGTCTTTAAAGGACAAGATGGCACTTCTCTTATAACAGCCCTTACTCTTGATATGTCAGATGCTGGTACAGCTATATTTAATCATGATGTAAAAGTAGGCTCAGGTGGCATCTTAATGTCAGACACTCTTAATAACCGAGCTAATAGTGCAAATATTATTTATAGAACTGGCTCAACTACTGTTGTTGGTAACAATGCTACTGCTTTAGTAGTTGCTGATAGTGGTACAGTTAGCTTTGGTACAGGTATAGATGTAACAGGCGTAATAACAACAGATGGTTTAACAACAAGTGCTGATATTAATTTTGGCGATGATGACAAAGCGTTATTTGGTGCTGGTAATGACTTAAAGATATATCACTCAGCTAATAATCAATCGTATATTCATGAGGTAAATGCTGATGGCTCGCTGTTTATATTAGGCACACACATTTATTTGCAAAATTCAGCAGGACAAGATGCTCTTAATTTAATTAATGGAAATGCCTTTATAAAAAGCGGAGGAGCTACTAAACTTCAAACAACCTCAACAGGTATAGATGTAACAGGTACAGCCACAATGGATGGTCTTACCCTAGACGGTGCAAACGGAAAGATTTATTTACCACAAACTCCTAATACGTTTAATTGGATTGGTGATTCTATTGAGCAAACGGGGATAGTTATTATCCCGACAAACGACGATGCTACTGAAGAAATCCGTCTAGCTGTTAATAACAAAAAACGATTATCTATAAACTATCTTGGAGACATATCCTTTTACGAAGATACAGGAACTACACAAGCTCTATTTTGGGATGCTAGTACTGAAAGATTAGGAATAGGCACGACTTCGCCAACCTCTCCTTTAACAGTCAAATCAAACTCTACAAGTTCACAAGATGCTGGGTTTACTCTACAAGCTAATGGTAGTACAAATGCTATATTTAAAGTTGGTGAAAAAGCAGATGGCAAAGCTCGTTTCCATATGTTTGATGGTACTACAGAAAAAATAGCTTTTTATGCAGATGGCACAGCAAACCATATAAGCGCAGGAAATCTTGGAATCGGCACAGCTTCGCCAAGTTACAGACTGGATGTTTTTGAAGCTACAGGCAATGGAGTACGAATTAAGGCAGGTGATGCAACAGATGATGTAGCATTAAGTGTTGGTTCAGCAGGAACAGCAGATAAATTCGTAGTAAAAGCTGGTGGCTCGGTTGGAATTGGTACGAGTAGTCCTTCAACAGCTTTAGAAGTAGCAGGTTCTGCTGCTGTTTTAACAATTACTGACACTAGAGATACAAGTTTTAGCGTAGGTGATACTATGTCATCCTTGGCATTTGACTCTGATGACACATCAGGAAGTTCAGGTAGTGCTAGTCATCCAAGAGCAACAATAAATTTAGTTGCTGAAAATACTTTTGGTTCTTCTACTGGGTTAGCTTTTACTACAAAATCTGATACATCTAATGCACCAGTAGAAGCTATGAGAATAGATGCTTTAGGGCGTGTTGGAATTGGAACTGACAGTCCAAGTGCTAAACTTGCAATTCAAACAGGGGGTGACGAAGGCATAAGAGTATATAGAACTACCGTCAATGCAAACTTTGGTGCTATTGAATTTAGAAACTCAGACGACACAGCTACTAATAGCCGAATAGGTTGGAACAATAATGAGCTAAGATTAGAAGCTACTTCTACATACAGGGTTGTGACAAATAGTTCTGATGCTCTTTTAATAAATAGTTCAGGAAATGTTGGAATTGGAACGAGTAGTCCTTCAACAGCTTTAGACATACACAGTTCATCAGCAACTATTATAGTAAGAGATACTACATCTGCTGCTACAGGTGTTGGTGGAGCAATTAGTTTTCAAGGATTTACTTCAGGAACAGGCAGTCCAAATAATTTTGGTAAGATTAAAGGTACTAAAGCAGCAGGAAATGTAGGAGGAGAATTAACATTTTCTACTTCAGCTACAAATGGCACACTAACAGACCGAATGATTATTGATGAATCAGGGCGATTAGGTGTAGGAACTTCAAGCCCACAAACAGATTTACATGTTGATAGTGGAGATGCAGGTGTATTGTTACTTTCAAGAACAAGTGCAAATACTTCAGGAGATTTAGGAATATTAAGGTTTGGAAATACTGATTTTGATTCAAATTTAGCAGAAATATTAGCAATACAAGATGGTTCACAAACTAATGCTGCTTTAACATTTAAAACACAATCAACAGGTGCTGCTACAGCAGAAAGAATGAGGATAGATTCTAATGGAACTGTATTAGTTGGTAAAACAGCAGAAGGTACAGCAACCGATGGTATTGAGTTAAATAGACAAGATGTTATTGTAGCAACAAGAAATGGAGATGCCCCTTTAATTTTAAATCGTAGAACCAGTGATGGAGATATTGCATTATTTAGAAAAGACAATACAACAGTTGGAAGTATTAGTGCTTATAGCAGTGCAATACAAGTTGGACAAGGTAATGTTTTTTTAAAGTTTGCAAACGCTACAGACACAATAACTCCTGCTAATGGTAATGGAACTAATAATGATAATGCTATAGATTTAGGTTCTTCAGGAGCAAGATTCAAAAACCTCTACCTTTCAGGCGGTGTTTATGCAAATAATGCTAGTGGTGCATTTTTATGGAACGCTGAAAACGCACATATTGTCTTTGGCACAAACAACACAGAAAGAATGCGTATTGATTCTTCAGGCAAAGTAGGAATTGGAGACTCATCTCCTAGTTACACACTTCATGTAAATTCAGGTACATCAAATGTAGTTGCTAGATTTCAAAGCACAGATTCTGTAGCTGCAATACAATTAAAGGATAATAATGGAGAGGCAGAAATTGGCAATGTTGGAAATGCTATAGGTTTCTTCCCAGCAGGTGCAGAAAAAATGCGTATTGCTAGTGATGGCAAGGTTTCCATTGGAACTACAAGCACAACAGCACCATTAAGAGTAAAAGTAGCAACAGATGCAAACTTTGCTGTTCAAAATACTAACAGTACAGTTCAACTACAAGGTATTAATGATGCTGCTAATGCATTTGCTACTATTGATATTGCAGGTAATCCAATTAAATTTTCTGCAAATGGTTCTGAATCTATGCGTATTGATAG